CCCGGCTCCACGATTGACAACGTCATGCTGAAGGTGTTCAACATCGGCCGAGCCATCCTCAAGATGGCGCAGACCGGGCAAGTCCTCAACATCGGCGTCGAGGACAGCATCGAAACCCTCAACATGCAAAACGTGGACGGCGCCGGCAACTACAGCCGAACCAACATCATCAAGAACATAGCCAGCGCGGCGGAGATGCCGGCGAAGCTGGTTGACAACGAAACCCTGGTCAGCGGGTTCGGCGAGGGCACCGAGGACGCGAAGAACATCGCCAAATACGTCGACGGCGTGCGCAAGGACATGGACTGCCTATACGCCTTCTTCGAGAAGGTGTGCATGTACCGTGCCTGGAACCCGGAACTGTATAAGCGCGTCCAGGCCAAGTATCCGGAGCAGTGGCGCGGCCGCAGCTTCACCGATGCCTTCAGCGAGTGGCGGAACAACTACAGCGCGAAGTGGCCGAGCCTGTTGACGGAGCCCGCGTCTGAAGCCGTTAAGGTCGATCAGATCCGCGCCGAATCCACTATCGCGCTCGTGCAGACGCTGGCGCCGCAGCTCGACCCCGAGAACAAGGCCGTTCTGATTCAGTGGGCAGCCGACACCCTGGCCGAAAACAAACAGTTGTTCCCGCACGAGCTCAACCTCGACATGGACGCCCTGCAGGCATATGCGGAGGAGCACGCGGATGACGCCGCTGCCGCAGGCGCAGGCGGCGAGGACACCGGCGTCGCGAAGAAGCTCGGCAAGTTCGGGTGAACAAGGAGCTGCAGCGCGTACTCCGTGAGGCGGTGGAGGACATCCTCGCCCACGGCTACGACAGCCAGAAGCGGATCCAGTTGTGGGCGGAGAAGCTGCATGCGGCGGCGCTGCGGGCGTTGATCCCCGAGGCCGAGATCAACAGGCGCCTGGCCGAAGAGCTCGGGCTTGTGTATGAGCGGCAGTTTAAGGGCGACAAGTTCATGCGCCGGCACCAGGGCCTCAGCCGGTTCACGGTGGAGCAGCTCAAGCCCAAGCTCAGAAACGAGCTCGACAAGCGCGTGCTCGCCAGCGCCAACCTCATCCGCCTCAACCGCGAGGCCAGCATCCAGCGCACGCTGCAAAGGTTTGAGGGCTGGGCGACGTCCGTGCCCGCAGGCGGCAGGCGCGGGGAGGCCAAGGCACCGCTGGACAAGAAGCTGCGCCGGGCCTTTGCCAGCCTGCCGTATGAGGAGCGGCGGGTGATCGTCGACCAGGGCCACAAGCTCGTGGCCGCGGTTAACACCGTTGTCGCCAACGACGGCGGCGCCGTGGCCGGGATCTGGCACAGCCACTTCCGCGAGACCGGATATGACGCCCGGCCCCGGCACATGCACTTTGACAGCAGGGTCTTCGTCCTGCGCGGGAACTGGGCGCTGCGCGACGGCTTGATGAAGCTGGACGGCGCGCTGTATACCGATCAACTCGAGGCACCGGCGGAGCTGATCAACTGCCGTTGCTATTACTCCTACATCTACAATCTCGCCGACCTCCCCGTGCACATGCTCACGGCGAAGGCCAAGGCGGCGATGCTGCAGCGAGGTGAGCGACATGCCGCTTACGGCTAAAGGCGAGGAGATCCTTGCCTCGATGAAGAAACAGTATGGCGATAAGCGCGGGGAAGAAGTGTTCTATGCCAGCAAGAACGCGGGCAAGATCACCGGCGTCGACAGCGAGGCCACGGCGCGCATGACCGCACTCGACCACATCGCCGCCGCCTGCGACAGCTATGAGTCCACGCGGTGCTCGCCTCAGGCCCATGAACACTCGGGGAAGACATGACCGATGTGGCCCCCGCCCCAGGTCTTGCCCACGCCGCCGGCGTCCTGTTCGTCACGCCAGCCGGTGACGTGCTCATGTGCCGGCGCGTCGACGCCGGGCACTTCTGGGCCTTCCCTGGAGGCGGCATCGAAGAAGGCGAGACGGCGGAAGCTGCGGCGCGCCGCGAGGTTAAAGAGGAAACCGGGCTCGACTATACCGGCCCCCTGACGCTGTGGACGCGCAGGATCCGGGACGGCGTGGACTTCACCACGTTCCTGGGGCGCACGGACAGGTTTGAGCCCGCGCTCAACCAGGAGCATGATCTCTACCGGTGGTCCACGATTGAGGACGCCAAGGCCCAGGGCGGCCTGCATCCCGGCACCGGCATCGCCCTGGCAAAGTTCATGCTGGACGAGTTGGGCATCGCCAAGGCCATCCGCGACGGCGAACTCGCCAGCCCCCAGCGCTATGCCAACGTCCTGCTGATCGCGCTTCGCGTGACCGGCACCGGCGCCAGCTACCGCAAGGCCAAGCAGGAGTATGTGTGGCGTGACGCCGCTATCTACCTGAACGACGAGTTTCTTGAGCGATGCCAGGGCTTGCCGGTGGTACTCGAGCACCCCGAGCGCAAGGACCTGGACAGCGCAGAGTTCCGCGAGCGCACGGTAGGCATGATCATGCTGCCGTACATCCAAGGCCAGGAGGTCTGGGGTGTGGCGAAGATCTATGACGACGCCTGTGCGCACATGCTCGAGACGATGCCGCTGTCGACATCGCCCGGAGTCGTTTTCACCGCCGACGGCGAGGGCACACGCCACGTCCTCGGCAACGGCAGCCACGTATTGATCGAGGGCAAGCCCAGCCTTCTCGACCACCTTGCCATCTGCGATTTGGGCGTCTGGGACAAGGGCGGACAAGCCGCCGGCGTCTTGAATCAAATCACCACCGGAGGAGTTACCGATATGGCCGACGAAACCACCGACAAGGACCGCAAAGACGCGGCCACGCCGGAGAACAGCAAGGAGGGCGTGGCGCTGGACAAGATCCTCGCCCACCTCGACAGCATCCACAGCCGTCTCGACGCCATCGAGAAAAAGGACTCCGACAAGGAGAAGGCGGATGCCGAGGCAAAAGAGAAAAAGGACGCCGAGGAAAAGGAACGCCAGGACGCCGCGCGCCGCGACGCCGAGTCCCCTGAGGACAAGGAAAAGCGCGAGGCCAAGGACAAGAAGGACGCCGAGGACAAAGCCCGTAAAGACGCGGAGGAGAAAGAGCGTATGGACAAGGATCAGCACGACAGCCTCATCAACCGCCTCTCCCTGCTCGAGGCCGGCGCCAACATCACCGACGCCGAGCGCAGCCAGTTCGTGGAAGTGCAGGCGCTCGCCGACCGCGTGGCGCATGTGTTCAACGACAGCGCGCCCCGCTGGCTCAACGGTGAAACCCTGGGCCAGTACCGCCGGCGCCTGCTGCAGAAGTTCCAGACGCACAGCCAGCCGTGGAAGGGTGTGGATCTGTCTAAGATCGGCGACGACGCCGCGCTCGGCATCGCCGAGAAGCAGATCTACGCCGACGCCATGACCGCGGGCATGTCCCCTGCCGTCGACGGCGAACCCCGCCTGGTGCCGATGACCGAGCGCGACGCCACCGGCCGCACCATCACCCGCTTCCGCGGCAGTCCCGAAGCGTTCCTGGGGCAGTTCAAATACCCCTCGCGCGCAGTCGTCGGCCTCAAGCTGAAGCACGATTAACCGGGCCAAACCCCAAAGGACATCAACATGTCGACCGCAAATCCTTCCATCAACCCGGTAATCGTGACGAACTTCCCGGGCAGCTTCAGCGTGACCAGCGACGGTTACGTGCAGGGCATCTTCCTCGACGACCCCGCGATCCGCAACGAACTCGCCGGTGGCTTCCTCGCCACCGCGGAGACGCTGCCGATGTGGGGCGGCGTAGCCATCGCCGATGCCATCCCCAACCCCGCAAACCAGAGCGACGCCCTGGGCGGGGCCATCAGCCGTGCCCTCGCGCAGACCGGCCTCACCGGCTTCAGCGTGTTCAACCAGGCCAGCAACATGATCCAGACCCCGCAGTCGCGGGTGCCGCTGTCGGGCACGGGAATGGGCGTGAACTTCTTCCGCCTGGGCTCCGGCGCCAGGATCTGCGTCCAGTGCGACGCCACGTTCGCCGCCACCCTCGCCGGCGAGTCCGTGATAACCCAGTGCAGCTGGGATTACACGAACCAGAAGCTGGTGGCGTATGACTCCACCGCCGCGCTGCCGGTGAAGATCCTGAACGTCAACATCGGCAACAGCAAAATCGTGAGCTACAGCTCCGGCACCGGGTTCGCCAACTGGACGAACAACGGTGACGTCGCGGTCATCCAGATCTAAAACCCCCAGACAGACAGAAGGAACAGAACCATGTCCACTAACGCAACTGCCTGGGTGCAGGTGCACCCCAGCTTCATGGAGCCGGGGCTGCTGCTGCAGTACAACCAGGCCAGCGGTGCCTTCAGCACCCTCGCCACCGGCAACCCCTTGGTCAAGATCGGCAGCGAAGACCTCGCCGTCTACATCAAGCGCCTGGACATACGCACCAAGGCCGCCGCCGGCCAGGCCGCGTATAACCAGCTGCCGAGCGTGACGATCACGACCGAGCTGGCGTCCACGCCCACGTACCTGCAGCGGGTACGCGCTGAGTACGATCACCACGACACCGCGGCCGCGTCGAACTGGGGCTTCAGCATAGTCGAGGCGCAACGCCTGGGCATGCGGCAGGCCCACTTCCAGCTGCTGCGGAACTCGCTGCTGTACGGGCTCAACCCGGCCAACGGCGAGGGCTTGCTGCATGCCAGCGGCACCACCGCCGTGAGCCTGCCGCCGGATAGCGGTGGCAACACCACGGTCCTGACCTACGACAACGGTGAGATGGCGGTGTTCCTGCTGTCGCAGCTGAGCGCGCTCAAAACGCGGACCATGCAGCTGGGCATTCCCCGTCGCTTCGTCATCCTCGGCCCGCAGCGGACCCTGGGCGTGTTCGAATACCAGAACATCGTCCAGCTCGTGCAGTATCAGCGCCCGGGCGCGGGTGCGCAGAGCACCGCGGGTGTGGTGAAGGACGTCGCCGGCTGGAACGGTGACACCATCGAGTGGGTGTATGACGACACCCTCATCAACCAGGGCAGCGGCGGCAACACCGACGCCGTGTTGATCGTGATGCCGGAAGTGGAGAAACCGAAAGGCGGCGTCATCAACACCAACGAGTTCGCCGAACTCGCCCCTGGCCTCAGCGCGACCACGCTCATGTACATGGACATGGCCGCGCCGATGGAGATCCCCACCCCCCTGCCCGGCGGCGCCATCGACGTGCTGTCCGAGTTGAGGGCGTCCCCGGGTTGGGCGATCCGCCCCGAGGCCGTGACCATCATTTCCATGACCTACTGATAGCGGCAGCCGCCGCGAGGAGTACACGTGACCACCCTATATGTCGCCAATTGCAGCAAACAGATCGAGCAGTTTCTCTTCCGCCGACCCGAGTCCAGGTTCACGTCGCCGCCGCAGGAGATCCCTCCCGGTGAACAACGCGCGGTGATCAAGGACGGCACGCAGGCGGAGGTGGACGCTGTCATCGCTCACCACAGCATTTACGGCATGTTGCCGGAGGCCGAGGCCTTCCGCAGCAAACGCCGGTTCCGGCTGTGCTACAGCGTCGACAAGCCGGTGTCGGAGAAGGGCATGCGCATGGCCTTCGAGAGAAACGACAAACTGCTCAAGGACGACGGCCAAACCGCGCGCGACCGCACAGCCGCGGCCGTGGCCGGGGGCC